TTCCGCATTATTGATGTCACAGAGGTTGGTATTCCACTTGGCTTTTATACTTCTCAATGGCTTTCTAACTGGTATTTGCAGGGTTTAGATCATTTCATCAAGGAGCAGCTCTGTGCCGTGCACTATATGCGCTACATGGATGACATGGTCGTTTTCGGAAGCAACAAGAGGGTTTTGCACCGCATGAGGCAAGCAATTTCCGATTATCTGGAAATGGAGCTTGGCTTGGAACTTAAAGCGAATTGGCAAGTCTTTCGCTTTTCTTATGGCAACAACCAGGGGCGTGATCTGGACTTCATGGGCTTTCGTTTTTATCGTAATCGAACGATTCTTCGAAAATCCATTATGTACAAGGCCACGAGAAAAGCTCGCAAAATCTCCAAAAAGGAGAAAGCAACCATACTCGATGCTCGGCAAATGTTGTCTTATCTTGGGTGGATCGACTGCACCGATACCTATTTGATGTATCGGAAGTGGATAAAACCGTGTATCAATTTCCAGCAATTGAAGCGAAAAGTTTCACGATATGACAAATACGATGAGAAGCGGGTATATCAAAAACTCGTCAGTCTTTACACTGCGAAAGGAGGAAAGTCGCATGGAGTTAAATTACAAGTACGCCGAGAGCACAGTCCAACCGACTGCACTTGAGGTTACGGTTGGAACCGTATATCTCCGCAAGGACATTACGAGTATTGCACGAACTTCCGAACAGGGCGATAAAACCACTTACTGGACTTATCAGGAAGCGGCGCTGACCCCTCAGGAGTTCAATGAATACACCAATCTGCTTATGGCTGAAAACGCCATTAAAGGTACAAATGATTCGGACAACATTGTTCAGATCATGGCAGGTCAGGAAACTGGAGATTCCCAGCAGCTTGCTATCATGGAAGCAATTGCTGATCTGTACGATGCCGTCGCAGCAATGATTCCTGAATGAGGAGGTAGCAAAAATGGTCAATCTTTACGCCACGCTTATCATCAATAAGCGTAGAACCTTCGACCAGGTGCCTGAAAAATTTAAGGCAGATGTCGAGGCAAAATTGTTAGAATATGGCTACGATACCAACGGCGATCTTATCGCTGAGGAGGAGTAACCATGTTTTATATTTTATCCAAATTTTTAATAGGAGGTAACAACATGGTAGCACTGTATGTCGCACTCATCATCGCAGGTCGTCGGACCTTTAATCAGGTTCCGGCGAAGTTCAAGGCTGCTGTCAAGGCTGATCTGGAAGCTCTCGGTCTTGACGAAAATGGTAATCCTGTGGATTAACCGAAATTGGCAGGGAGTCTACTTTGCGGTGGGCTCCCTCGCCTAATTAAAAGAGGTTTGGGGTGATATTTCCTACAAGCTTCTTAATTCATTTATGACTTCAAGGAGGATGATACATGGAAATGGAACCCTGGCTGCAAACGCTATTAACCATTTTGGGGACGATACTTGCTTCTTCTGGATTTTGGGCATATATCCAAGAGCGAAGCAAACGAAAAGCTGCTGAGAATAAGCACAACAATCTTGAAACGCAAATGCTCATTGGTTTGGCTCATGATCGCATTATCTATCTCGGTATGGCCTACATCGAGAGGGGCTACATTACACAGGACGAGTACGAAAATCTGTACGAATACCTGTATAAGCCTTATGAAAAATTAGGCGGTAACGGTTCAGCTAAGCGAATCATGACAGAAGTCGACCAACTTGCGATTCATAAAACAACTTACAATGCTTGAATTGGAGGTGAGATTATGAGTTATTCTGTTTCTGGCACAATGATTACTTTGACTCGGGGTGATACTTTTTCGGCGCTTATTACGATTACTGATCTAAATGACAATCAGTATATTCCCATGAATGGTGATCGTATTCGATTTGCCATGAAGAATGACTATAATGATGAAACTCCTCTTCTTATCAAGGAGATTCCGATTGACACGATGATCTTGACCCTCAATCCGGAAGATACAAAACATCTTCCCTTCGGAAAGTACGTCTACGACATTGAATTAACGAAGGCCACAGGAGAAGTTGATACTTTCATCACAAAAGCAATTCTTAAGCTAACGGAAGAGGTGCATTGACATGAGTAGCATAAAAGCGTTTGAGTGCCTTACTGGTCATATCTCTGGACTATGCACATTATCTGGTAAATTAACTTGCTTTGGAAGTTTGTCTGGCAAGCTGTCTGCTGTGATAGATTTTAATGCTTATTCTGGAGAATATGAAGTGGTGCCGAACGCTTTTAACACTCAGGTCTTGCCAACAGCCAATAAAGTGCTTAAGAAAGATATTGTTGTTCAAAAAGTCCCATATTTCGAAACCAGTAACAACTATGATGGGGTTACGGTTTATATTGCAGAGGAGGTTAATCAAAATGCCTAACCAAAACGTTAATAAGGTTATTTATGGCGGTCGTGTTCTCATCGACCTTACTGGCGACACCGTAGACCCCAGTAAACTTCTCAAAGGATCTAAAGCTCACGACAAGAGTGGAGCTCAAATTGAAGGTGCTTGCACATTTGATGTTGATTCTACGGATGCCACCGCTGTCGCTGCTGAAATCTTGTTTGGAAAGACTGCGTATGTAAGTGGCAATAAACTAACTGGCACAATGAAAAACAATGGTGCCGTTACTAAGAAGATCACCACCAGAGACGAGGAAGTTACAATTCCTCAGGGTTTCCACGATGGCAGCGGTAAAGTGGGAATCGACGCAACTGAAAAAGACAAGCTGATTGCCAACAATATTCGAGAGGGCGTAACTATCCTCGGCGTTGAGGGTACAATGTCCGGCTCGGAAAACATGAAACCACAGGCTAAGACAGTTACACCGTCCACCGCGAAGCAGACGATTCTGCCTGATACAGAGTATAACTGTTTGTCTCAGGTAGAAGTTGAAGCTATTCCTTATGTGGAAGCAGATAATCCTGCTGGAGGAGTGACGGTAACGATTGCGGGGTGAGAGTAAATGGCTGTAAATAAGGTCGTTTACAATCGCCGGACACTAATCGATCTGACCGCCGATACCGTCAGCAAAGAAACTCTTAAAAAGGGATTTACAGCTCATCAAGCCGATGGTACAATGATTACCGGTGAGTTTATTGGCGATGATTACGATGAAATTGACCGAATTCTTACAGCCGGTTTAACGGATGGCTATAAACATTTTTCGGACGATGGTACAATCATCAGCACAATCGATTCACAGGGTCGAACACTGGTTAAGACTTTTTCAAATGACTTTTTGACCTGTATCACGGTTCTAACTGATCCGGACGGGAATGAACTTGGTCGTACTGTGAGGTCTTTTTCTGACAATAGCAGCACGATTATTACTACCGACTCTAAAGGACAGAAGCTTGTTAAGAAGTTTTCGAATAACATGCTTAACATGGAAGCGGTTCTTACGGATGCTGCTGGTAAGGAGCTTGCCCGTCTTACAAAGGTCTTTTCCGCAGATGGGAAGGACATCACTTCGACCGTGGTTTATGGGAAATAA